AGTCTGGATAGGGCTGGTATCGCGCTTATCATAGGTATCCGGCACCAGTGAAAGCATGTAGTCGAGGATGTTTTTGTAGGTTGCATCTGAAAAGTTCTGCATCAGAATTTCACCTCCGTTCCGGTCTTAACATCGCCGTAGACTGTTTCGACGGTAAAACTCACCGTCAAATTCTGCCCGTCGATGCTGTATTCGTAGTTTTTTAACCCCGTGATGCGGTCGTCTGTCAGCAGAGCATCCTGCAGACGGCGCTGCAGTTCTGCGGCAACATAACCGGCATCCTGTCCGACCAGCTCATCCCATTGCATACCGCTTGCAGGCTGGTAGATCTGCCAGCGATAGCGCTCTACGTTCAGGATGATCTCCACTGCCTGCTTTACGGCATCATAGCCGTCGAATGTTCCGGCGATACGTCCAGCTGCACGGTCGATCTTCCATGTCAGGGAAGGCTGAGCGACAAACTCAACGCCGCCCGATAAATCGATGCTGTTTTCCGGCAATACGGCCATTTAATCACCACCTTCATATACACGAGATAACACGACGAACTTCTGGCCACGCTGCACACGCAGAAGAAGCACCTTGTCACCGGCTTTCAGGGCCGGGTTGAGGATGATATATTTCTTATCCTTGCTCAACGGAAGGACTTTTCCATTCTCCCAGCCTTTGATGTCCTCGCTCTGCACAGAACCATCTGCGCCCTCTGAG